TGCGCCATCGTGCGCAGCGGAGACATACGCGCATGGTGCGACTGCGGCGCTGAGATCCCCGTGCTGAATGAGATCAGGGCGAACGTCTCTGAAACCATCGGCGCTGGCAAAGAACGCGGACGCATAATTAACATAGTCAAAAAGCGCATCGACACCGCCAATGGCTTCATCAACGCCTGCAAGGACGACGAAGCCCAGCTTGTGTTTGGTGGCTTAATGGAACTGCGCTCGCTGTTGCGAGAATTGGAAGGATTGACCGATGAAACCGACGATTAAGAAACCAGCATGGCACGGCGGGAATAAAATCCCTGACACCTATCTAAAGCGGTTTTGGAAGTCCGTAGAGGATGAAGGCATCCCTCACGCCCTGCGCATGTTCATGGACAGCCTGAAATGACGCCAGACCCACAAGCAGAGGCAACCATGCTGCGCATCGCACAGCGGCACTATGTCACTGTTGAGCGTATGCGCGGGGCCGAGCGCAACAAATACATCCAAGCGGCCCGCAGGGCTGCTGCCGACGCCCTACAGAAGCAGGGCTACAACACAACGCAGATCGGGCGCATCATGGAGCGCGACCCGACGACTGTCCTAGCCATGCTAGGGCGCATCGGAATAAGGAGCCAAGCAAATGACTAAAAAAGAAATCATCCACTGGTGGGAGACATCTGTCCTACCGCCGGGCGGAACCGATGACCTAAACAAGTTTTCTGACGATACCGCCATCCTATACGATGCGTTGCACGTTATGCCGGATGGGTCGCCTGTTGGGCTTGTGTATAAAAATTTGAGTAAGGCTTTGAAGGCATTCGAACGATATGGCTTCACCACTGACGAAATTTTAAGGATGCACCCACGGCATGACGAAATCGTAGACAACAACCTGAAAATCAAAAGCGTCGATGACGACTATACGTTCACAGGGTGGCGAAACGCTGTTCCGGGGCGTGATACTTTAGTGATTATGGGGGATGGGAAATGACTGACCAACAAACACCACCAGACTGGGTGCTGATCGAAGCTGCGAAGCGGAGTGGGTGGCTTGATTGCTCTGCATCTTATGTTCGCAGCGACTATTGGGCTATCGACAACAAATCATTCCGCGCCCTATGCGACATGATCCAGAAATACGAGCAGCCGCCCGTGGATCGCAAGCTGCTGTGTGCGCGTGAGGCTGACCGACTTTATCTGGCTGGCACGTTGAACGAGGTCGAGGACGTAGCCATCCGCGCCATCGAACTTTGGGAGAGTGGTTTGGGAAATGACTGACAAGCCATTAACATCCGCCGCCTATGAGGCTGGCTATCACGATGCCATTGAAGAACTGACCCGCGCCATCACAGTAGATTTAGCCATGTGTGAACTGGCTAACATGGAGGACGCATCTGCCGAATGGTTGTCCGCCTTCTGGTTCGCCAAAAAGCGCGTGGCGGAAGTCATAAAGGACTTCACCGATAGCGAAGAGGATGATGACAATGACTGACGACCTAGCCTATCGGCTGCGCGAAATGGCCGACGAATACGACAGCGGACACCATGAAAGCTGGCCGACCATAGACGCATTTAACCAAGCCGCCGACCGCATCGAAACGCTTAACGCTATGCTGAAAGCCGCAGAGGAAAGTTTGGGCGATCAACTGGCAGCACGGAAGGAACAAGCCGACCGCATCGAAGCCCAAGCGGCAGAGATTGAGCGGTTGCGTATGCAGCTAAAGGCAGCGGCGCTGTGGACTGCCGAGCCGGGGACAACCATCGCGGAAATCCGCGCAGCATTGGGAGAGACGAAATGACATTCGGCAGACCATCCACATATAAGCTGCTCGAATTGGAAGTCGGCGAGGCGCGGGACTTTGACGCCCCGACAACTGCCGACGTGAACCGCATCGCCCGCAACGCCAGCCAGACAGGCATCAGGCATGGCCGATACTTTCGGTGCAGCACGAACAGACAGACCCGCATCACGACAGTGACGCGCATCCGGTAACGAAAAACCCCCTGACAGTAGTGAGCCTGTCAGGGGGTTTAAGGCAGTCGGAGCAAACGACTAGCGGATGCTTACCACCTTTTGGCCGACGGACGCAACATTTTCTATCATGCGGCGCAATTCCGACTTCGAGTATTTCTTCGCCATCTCAGGATCGGCGTAAATGTGCCGCTTAGTCGGGAAGTCAGCCGAGCCGACACGGCCACAATCAACCCAACCACCCTCTTTGAACGCATGGAGCAATGCAGCTTGTGGAACCTTCACGCCCGGCGGGACATGGTTCGTGACGATCTGATCGCACAGACGATGGAAAGGCCCACCGACAACGCCCGCGCTGAACGGCCCGACCCGGTTGCGCATAAGATCGACAAGGAAACTCTCGGCAACGCTCAAGCCATGCTCGACCATGTTCAGCTTCCATTCGGTCACGGGCGGAGCCACAGCAGGGTTGAACGCAGAAACGTCACGCTGCCAGAGCCAAGCGGCGATCTTGGCAAAGCCGCCGTCCTTATACCAATCCCACAGCGCGTCCGCCGTGTCGGCGTCCATCTTGGGTGCATGGCTCCAGACACAGAACCAGCGGCGATCCTGTGTCGGGATCGAGATCGGCATGGGGTCGTTCGTGAACGCGATCACTTGCAAGCGGTTGAGCATCTCATACGGATGCAAGCCCTTGCGGTTGATCGTGAGCGTCTCAGGCGGTGCCGCGATGATGGGCTTGAGCCTGTTCGAGAGCGCCCGGCGTTCCTTAGCCTCTGGCTCTTTAAGTTCGTTCAGGATAACGACTTCAGCTTCGAGGCCATAGCCCCACTGGCTGTCCAGCCCTTTATTCTCGATGATCGAGCGGTTGTGCTGATGCGGACCGCCGATGGCCCACAGGAACGGCGCCCACATGCTGTCCTTACCCGACCCTTCATCGCCGCCATGCAGGACAGCGTGATTGATCTTGATGTTCGGGTTCTGCACCTTGAAGGCCATCACGTTCCAGATATGGTCAAGTTCGATTGGCTCTGGCACCAACGACCGGCAGTGATCGACCCAGACCGAGATGTCCTGATCGGCGATCTTGTCGCTGCCAGACATGTCAGGACGCATGTTGACCCAGCGATTGCCGTAGACCAGCCCGTCACGCGCAACGAGAACATCCTCGCCGGGTGCGTAAGTCATGCCGATCACGGCAGGCGCGCCGCTCTCTTGTCTGCGCTCGTCAAAATAAACGGACGCCTGCACACGCTTAGAGCGCAGGTGGACCGACCGACAGTCAACGTGACGGAACAGCGCGTTAAAGACATTCCGCGGCGTCTCACGGCGCGTCACCATGTCGAAATAGCTGTCATCCGACTGGACGTAGGCGTAGCGGCCAAACCACTCGTTCTTTTCAAGTCGACCAGCTTCCTTGCGCTCGACTTCCTTGATGATAGCGGCTGCCTCGTCAGGATAGGCTTCGTTCGGCGAAATCTTTTCGGCCATCTGGCGCATACGCTCGGCGATCAGTTCATCACGCAGACCCGGCAGCACCTTCGGGCCTTCGTTTTCCGCAACCCAATTCAGGAACATGCGGCTGTCGATGTGCTGACAATGGCCGTGATAGCAGCAGAACGAGCGGTCGAGCGGCTTGTATCGCGCCTCGATGTCGCCTGTCGTGTGTTCCTCATGGTTAGGGCAGACAACGCCACACCAGCCCTCATGGTTGACCTGCGTCAGCACGAGGTTGCGTTCGGACAGCCATTTCAGGACCGTATCGCCGCCCGTGTCGCGGATGTTGATCGTCTTATAGTCGGCGCTGTCAGGCTCGGCTGGCGTCACCTCAAGCGCGGTGCAGATGTCGGCCAGCGTGTATTCGCGCTCAGGATTGAACGACACCAGACGCGCTGGAAAGTTATCGCGGCCCTGCTTGAGATTGATCGAGCCGGGAATGCGGCAGTTGCGCACAGCGTTGGTCGCACCCGGATCAGTATAGCCTGCGTCCGCGATGGCCTTGATGGCAGCGGTAAACTCATGCTTGGTCGGCTGCGTGCTGAACGCATAGCCCCACTGAAACGACCCTTCGGACGTTTCAAGCACCCATGTCGGGTCAATCGGTGGGACTTTCGACTTCGTGCCGATGTCGTCCAGCATCATGAACAGCACGTATTCGCAGTTAGCGGACTTGGCCGATGGCTTGCCATCTGTGAACCGATCCACGATGAAAGACCCGGTGTTGATATACCAAGCCTCGTCATCCTTGATGCGGGCCTTGTCGGGCAGAAATGAAGGCCATGTCGCCTTCGGTGCGCCATCGCCGTGATAGACGATCTCGCCATCCGATAGCGTTGGCTTCTGGCGCAGCAGCAACGCTGTCTCGCCATCGGCGTCTACCAGCCCTGTCACGAACTCAATAAAATTAAGGCGATCCTCACTCATCGCTTGTTGCTCCTCTACTTACCATAACGGGTCATTATCTCGACTTCAGCGTTCAGGGGTAAACCCTGCGCCCATGCAGGCGCTGTTGTCATCACACGCAGCAACGCAGCGGCAGCGGCTTCAGGGTCGGCAGTCTCCAAGACAATCTCGTCATGCACATGGAGAACCACATCCAACCCCTCTTCCTCAAGCCGCGCCAGCGAATGGCGCAACAGATCGTTGGCTATCGCTTGCGTAATGTTTTCACAGGCCAGACCCTTCCAAAGACGGGCGCGCGGCCATTCCTTTGCATCGGCGGCAGGCTTCCAAGACGCCTTTGCATAGGTGACGTTGCCCTCCTCATCGAAGCGGGCGAAAGGGTAACATAGCACACGACCGCTCGGCAGGGCATACCAAAGATGCAGTTTATCAAATAAATATGTGACGCGACCGGCGGTGAACTCCATGCCGGGATGGCGCATCGCGCCCATGTAGCATTCCTCAAGCCGTGACCAGTAAGGCACAGACCACGGGTTGGCCCTGCGCCATGCGTCAACCATCTTGCGGCTCTCGCTCTCGGTCAGGACGACGTTATAGATGCGCCCCATCGACGCGAACGCGCCGACGCCGCCAGCAAAGCCACAGGCCAGTTCCTGCACCTTCCCGATCTGGCGCTGGTCTTTATCGACTTCGGCGTAGGGAACACGGAAGGTCGCGGCGGCGTTGTGCTTGTAGACATCCTCACCCTTGGCAAAGATGTCCAGCTTCTCCGCACCGCTGTTGCTCTTCGACGCCCACGGCGTCACCCGCGCCTCAATCGCAGCCCAATCGGCGACGACCAGATGCTTGCCGGGCGCTGCCATCAGCGATGGCCGCAGCATTCCCTTCAATACGTCTGTGACGCGCTTGCCATGCTTGGGCACGATCTTATGACCGCGCACCATAGCCTCGCGGGTCAGTGCAGGGTCGGCGGCGCAGCGACGGGGGAAGTTGTGGACCTGAAGTCCGAATGACGAAGCGCGGCCAGTAGCACTGCCTCCAGAAAATACGAACGCGCCTCTAACTCGGCTATCTTCCTCGTCAGCAAGGTCAGCCGCTCTTGCGAACTTAGCGACGGACGATGCCCACAGATCGTCCGCGCACTGGATAACCTCTGCCACTTCATGCGGGACTTCATCGGCGTTCTCCTCGGCCAGTGCCAACAGGTTGGCGCGGACGTTCTTGTCGATGGACAGCTTCTCAACACCGTCCTTATGGACTGTTGCTAAACGGATCGCTTCGGGGCCGACCCGCGAGAGAACCCATTCGCGCATCTTCGGGCTGCGGACGGACGTAATTTCACCGTTAGTAACTTCACGAACGATTTCTTGTATCTCGACAGCTTCCGCGTCAGCATAACGGATCGCCGCCAGAGCCACAGGTTTATCAAGCAAGACACCACGGTCATTGATACGCTCATTAACGTGATAGTCTCGCAGTTCATCTGGCGATAACTCCCGCTGGGCTTGGCTGATCGCCCGCATAGCACGAACGTCCTGTTCGCAATAGGCAATCATCTCGGCCATCAGGTCGGCGTCGTCGCGGAACGACCCGTCAGCCTGCGGGATCGACAGCAGCCGGATCAGTTGGCTGCCGCGATGGTCCTTCTTCATGGTCGCGCCGGCGAACCGCCCGACATCCTCAAGGCTGCCCGGCGCACAGTTGGCGCGGGCTTGCGCAGCCGTGCAGTAGAACTGCTCCAATGCGAACGGGACTTGCAGGACATACCAGAAGACCAGCCGCTCGAAGGCTGCGTTATGTGCCCTGATCTGGCCGGTATGGTTGCGGACAGCGTCAGGGAAAGGCTCACCGGGGAGCCACGTCCGAACGTCGTCATCGTCGAATGCGTAGGACATGCACAGCACATCGGTGCTCATGTCTTGGGCGTAATTGTAAACGCCCTTGCTGCGCAGATCGCAGCGTGATCTTGTCTCAAAGTCTAACCAAAGAATAGTCACGGACGCCTCACTTCATCCGCTACTCGCCGGGGCAGCCCAACCCGCCCCGGCTTTCGCACCCCCTACGCTACTGCGCGACGACGACGAATAGGCGCTGCCTGATCCGCCTCCTCGTCATGCTCGTCAGCATCAACAGCAGCGTCGGAACTGACGCCATCAAGCGACTTCCAGTCAACGATGTCGAACACGGGCGTGATTTTTCGCGGTGAAAGTTTTCTGGTGTTGCTGCAAGCGAACGATCACAGCGAAAGCAAGTGCGGTGCGTCATTTTGTTATCCTATATGTTCCGCACTTTAATACAAGGTCCGAAAGGAAAATGATATGAAGTTTCTCGCAGGCAAAAAGACCTACATCGTAGCCGCTCTGGCTGGCGCAGGCGCGGTTGCGCAGGCGCTCGGCTACGTCATCCCTGAGTATGTGTTTATCCTACTCGGTGCGGCTGGCTTCGGCGCAGTGCGTTCCGCTATCGGGCGCTAATCAGCCTCTGCAAATACCAGATGGCTTTCAACGTATCTTCAGCCGCGCTGCCTTTATGGCCTGCGCGGCTGATATACTTTAGGGCGTTACCCTTACAAAAACCCGCAAACTCTTCCGGCGTTAGCTTGGCCTGAATATAGTCGATGGCCTCAATGCCGCCCGTCTTATAGTGCGGCGGATGGTTTACCATGTCGGTCATTGCTTGATCTGCTCCATGATTGCGGCGCGCTCTCTAGCAGCACGCAGGGTTGAGAACCGTTGGTGCAGACGCCGGACGATAGCCGGACGCTTATGCACCCTAATCTCTTCTTCTAAGAGGCTGGTGATCTGCGCCTCGTCCATCTCGGTCAGCATCTTGCAGACCTTATGCCATGTTAGTTTAGCCATTCTTCAATTCCTCAATAGCCGTATCGGACACCGCGCGCTTGTCGTGTAGCGCCGCCCAGATGCGTTCGTCGATGGTCTTTTCCGTCAGCATGACGTAAACCCAAACGTCGTTTGCCTGACCACTGCGGTGCAGGCGCCCAACGGTTTGTTCGTATAACTCCAACGACCACGGCAGCGACAGGAACACCATGTGGCAGCCGCCGTGTTGGAGATTAAGCCCGTGCCCAGCCGACTTCGGATGGACGAGCAGCAACTCGACTTCGCCCTTGTTCCAGCGTTCGATGACGTTGGCGTCGTCAATCGTCTGGGCGTGTGGGAAGCGGCGCTTCAACTCGGACAGTTCTTCTTGGTATGAGTATACCACAATTGTGTTCGCCCGCTGGTTCTCGGCCAGCAACTCTTCCAGCCGGTCGAACTTATGGCCGCTGAACCAGATCGACGGCTCGGCGCTCTCGCGGTTGTAGACGAACCCTGACGCCATCTGTTGCAGCTTGGTCGTGACCGACGCTGCGTTCTGCGCGATGACGCGCTCGTCGCCGAAGCGCACGACATACTCGGCCTTCATCTTCTGGTAGGGCAGACGGTCGGCCAGAGCGCAGCGCACCTCGACCACATGACACGGCGGCAGCTTGTCCTTATACTCGCCCGGCTCAAGGACGTACGTCGCAGGGCGGATGCGCTGCATAACCTGTTCGAGCGCCAGAGGCGCAGGCGTCCATTGACTGAAGTCGCGGTTGATGCAGATGAAATACTGTTGCAGGAAC